AATCCATATCTTGCTTCAGTTCATGAAGCTGTTGAGGATTCAGGCCGATGGTTTTCATTTTCGACGCTTTGTCGGCGGCTTCGTTGTAATCTTTAAGCGTATTAACCAAGGCCATGCCACGAACGCCAAGCGTTTGCATAATAAAATCTTGTTGCAGGCCGTTGGCTTCGGCTAGTTTGTATCCTTTACTCATTTCAGCCAACTGTTGATTCAAAGGCAAGAGCTTTCCTGTGCTGTCGGTCAATGAAACACCAAACAGAGCCAGTGTGGCGCGAGTTTTTTGACCGGACAAACCTGCCTCGGTGAAATTTTTGTCGAGTCTCATCATTGAACCCGCAAATGCCTCGTTATTGCCGCCTGTCAGCTTAAGAATATTAGACAACTTCCCAGCTTCTGCCGTGCTGATTCCCAGCCGGGTACTTAGTTGATAAATGGCTTCGCCAGCATTGACTGCGCCCTCAACAATTGCCCCCAAGCCAAATCCGCCAGCCGCAAGTGCGGCAACGCCTGACAATTTCCCGATCATGCCACTGATGCCAGCACTCGCGCCGTTTATAGCAGTGGAAAACCCTAGAATCGGATCAGCGGAAAAGGTACTTTTAATGCTTGTCTGACTGTCGGCCAATGTTTTTTTGAGTCCAGTATTCTCGCCGCCGATTTTTACTAATAATTCAGCAATGGTGCTAATTTTTTCCACCTTCCCGATCTAGGACATGTTTAAATTGTTCTCTCAAATACTCTTCATCGGTTGCCTTTCTAGCGGCTTTCGTATTGCGAATAGGTTCTAATAAATCTTTAGGACTAATTGGTGCAACGAGTGACTTGCCGAATAGGTTCATCAAGCCACAAGTGAAGTAAGCAAATAGGTTCTCTTGTTGTTCTTTACGCCAAAAACAGCCCTGCAACATCATAATAAATTCGTCAGGTTGTAGATTGCTAAACTCCCAAGGCTTCAACGCCAAAGCTCCATAGGCCAGTGGTTCGGCCCATTCAACCCATTCCAAAAATGAATAGAAAATTATTCCTTTGGCTCGTTTTTTCTTTCTGGTTGCTCTTTTCCGAATATACCGCTCGCCACAATAGCTCTGACAATCGGAAAACCAATTTCGTCAAGTGTTCCGCCCGCATCAAAAAATTTCTGCATTTCCTCTGCCATATCAGCAGATGTTGAACCGGGATATTGATGTTTAAGGCCGACAGTCAGTCCGGCAAGACAGAAGTTGACTCCGGCATCCTGCCGCTTGACCACGTTTATAATTGAGCCACCTAGTAAGTTTTCAAGCTGTGCTAGTCGCGCTATGTCGAAGTAAATTGTTTCTCCTGACTTAAATAAGTCAAATGGTGTTGTCTTTTTCATGTTGTTTCCTCCCGCTAATCGAGTAGGAGGCTATTCATTATTTGAATAGTCGTCCTCTCACACCACCGTACGTACCGTTCGGTATACGGCGGTTCAATAGAATTAGTGTACTAATGAATATCTTTCACTGATTGTGACGAAACCGATTTTTCTTAGGTATTCATTGGTGAGTGTCCGTGAAAGGACGGGGCTACTGGCTATGCGCCAGTAGCTTTTTCTTGTATTGGCATACTCCCACGCTTTGCGGTTTTCTAGACCAAGTTTTACAAGACCATCATGCTTCGTGCCGATTTTCTTCCACTGTTTCCAGAAACACATCCGTATGCGTCTTCTTAGCCACTCATCCAATGTTTTGGCTATAACCTTCATTTCAGCCATGCCAAAGTAGTTCACCCATCCAATAATGCACTGTCGGAGCTTTATGCTTCTTTGTTCCATGCTCATAGCATTACTTCGTCCTGTTATTTCTTTAAGTTTTTGCTTAAATTTCTTCACAGGCTTCGGATGAACCCTAATTCCCACTCCACCCTTTTTGGGGTAAAATGAGAAACCTAAAAACTTCAGTTTCCATGGTCTATCTACTGCACTCTTTTCTTTATTGACTTTAAGCCTTAGCTCTTGTTCAAGAAAGTGCGTGATACTTGCCATTACCCGTTTTGCCGCTTTTTGGCTTCTGACGTAAATGTTCGCATCATCAGCGTAGCGACAAAATTTCAGTCCCCGTTTTTTGAGTTCAATATCCAGTTCGTTTAGCATGATATTACTAAGCAATGGTGAGAGATTGCCACCTTGCGGGCAACCTTCCTCTGTTGACTGTACCACTCCATCTAGCATAACCCCTGACTGCAGATATTTTCTTATCAGCGATAGCACTCGCCTATCTTCGATAGTCTCCGATAACAGGCGCATGAGCTTGTCATGGTTTACAGTGTCAAAATACTTTGCTAGGTCTATATCCACCGCCCATTTATATCCGGCGTCGATATATTCTTTGCATCTCTTTACTGCCTGCTTAGCATCCTTTCCAGGTCTAAATCCATAGCTGTTTGCTGAAAATTGCATCTCATAGATTGGGGTTAATATTTGGGTAATCGCTTGCTGTATCACTCGGTCTACTACAGTAGGTATTCCAAGCAATCTTTTTCCTCCATCGGATTTGGGTATTTCCACCCGTCTGACAGGTTGGGGCTTGTATACCCCTTCCAGTATTGATTGCCTGAGTTGGTTGCCATTTTGTTTTAGGAATTGTAAAAGTTCATTTACTGTCATCCCGTCTACTCCGTGACTTCCTTTATTCGCCTTCACTCGTTTATAGGCCAAATTCATATTGTCCCTGTGAAGGATTTTCTCAAGCATTCCACTGGCATATTCATTGACATCGTTTCTTCCTCTTTCAGGCATAGATGAAATGCTCGGCACTCCTACATTACCTCGGGGTTCCACCCTTATCTCCTGTAGGCAGTCTTCATTATGAAGTTGTCTGCTTTCTGCACATTTCCTCGTACCCTTCAAAATTCGGAAACCTCCTATTGTTCGGTCCTTTCCAGTACGTATACCGCGCTGGTACTATGACCTCTGCTGACTTCTGACAGTTCAGCCATGCATCACTGCATAGGTTGCTATTTTCAAGTTCATGTCCATAGCCTATCTGTCAGATCTCCCCAGGTAAGAACGCTTACTTTCACTCCATCTGTCTGCTACATTTACACCGTCCGCTTCGAATAGTTTAGGGCTTCGTTTTGTTAAGCAAACTCACCCAGCGGAAATATGCCTTCTATGTAGTTCGTGTTCCTCAGACCAGAGCTTTGCCGCCGACTTCCTTTAGATTCCATCTCGCGATGGACACCCTTGTCTTAAGCTAACGGTTGGCACTATCAACCCCCGTATCGGACTTTCACCAACTAGTAAGCGCCCATGCTGGGCGCACTTAAAATAACGAGGTTCGTTTTAAAACGAACCTCGTCTAAATCAAGCTGTTAAAGTTACAGTAACCGTCAGTGTAGCACCGTTGTCGTCAGTTATACTTAACGCAATAGTGCCAACATCCAACGTATCTAGATAGGTTCCTAAGATGACCAGTGCACCATTAGAATAAGTGTACTGAGTTTCGACCGTAAGCGTCGTCCCGTCATCGCCGTTAGTAACGGAATCGATGACGTCAGTCAATGGGGTGAGGATAAATAATTGATTGGATGGTGCGGCCTTGCTCATTGTCAAATTGAGCGGCGCGATTGACGGAGTAATCGCGGATAATGCGCCAACACCATCAATGGTGCCTTTAAGTGTTGCAGCCTGATTATATTGATTATCGATCGTCAGTTCCGAAATACTTCCCCAGCCTGTGCGGTAGGTTAAATCAGGATAAACGAATTGCACTTCGATTTGTTGGGCTGCACTAAATGCCTGTTCAAGTGCCAGCACTCCTGCATCAGTTAACAGCACCAAACCGTCAAGTGCAATCGACCAACTAAGCAAACCGACCAGCGATGCTTTCCAGCCCCCGGTCGTTTTATTGCTGACATCGATTGTATCTCCTTTACGACTGAGAGTGCCAGCCCGTTGTCCACCGATCAGCGTCCACGAAGGTATTAACGCTGTTCCGGTGTTTATATAAAGCAGATAGTCTTTTCCTCGCGTAGCTTGTGCCGGCGAAGGATTAACTGGTAGAATAACAGACATTTCTCATTCCTTCTTTCGCCGTTTCTATCATTTCGGCCCGAGGTTTTGAACCTCGGCTATAAATGTTAAAACCCCGTGATAGCCTTCTACTGAATCTGGGAAAGCCTCGAACATATCAATGTCTTGATCGTTCACAGCAAAATTGTTTTTAGATAAATCTAACGGATAGCTGGTCAACACCTGTGTTAGATCATCCGCAATTTCATTAACCTCAGACTTGCCGTTATAGACCGACCAAATATGGATTTGCAAACTGATGTTGCCAACATCCGCATCCTTTGAGCCAACTTGTTTATAAGTAAACTCGCCAAGGGTAGCGTAAGGTGGCGTGGCTTTCACAGGAACCTTGTCGTATACAGGGCATGTGTCTTGATAGGTGGACAACACCCGGTAAACCTCGTCAAAAAGAATGTAGAGAGGAATGCGGCGCTTTATGTTCACGGTGCTTCGCCGATCACTTTTGCAATACTGGCCACCAAGTTCGGTTTTTCGTCCTCATAGGCGGGGCGCAGGAAAGGGTGAGCTTCCACCTTTGGCGGAGTAGCATGGCTGTAAAAATGACCGCCAATCAAGAGTGCTTTTTTGCCCTTCGGCACTTCATAGACTCCTTGGTGTCCAAACTCAACAAAGGGAGCATAGAATTTTTTTGCCGTTATAGTTCCGGTGAGTTTTTGCAGATCAAACTTGCTTTTTATTGAACCCTGCAATTCGCCGTCTTTGTTTGACACTCGCCTAGCGGCCCCACTTGCGATATTGATGGCAGACATTTGAATACAGCCGCCAATCCTCGCGCGAGATACCGTGTCGTATTTTTCAATACTCGCGAGAGCGTCTCTAATTTCGGGAATGTTTACATTGATTTTGAATGAAGCCATTATCGCTCGACCTCCCTGACCACCAAGACCATGACACGTTGATTAAACAAATAGGTATGGGCCACTGAAAAGATCCGGTTATCCCATAACACCTGCCAGCCGATGCGAACGTCCTCTCTTCGCCAAATAGAAAATTTATGAATGATTTCCGACGACACTTGCCCTTGCCAAACCAAAGCGGTAAGACGGTGTGGCAGTTCAATATCGGCAAAAACACGATCGACAGTTTGCCAGCCGTTGCTTCCGGGAGTGGGCATCAGGCCGCCCCTGCCATCCGGCACAAGGGATTGGCATTGCAGTGCGATCAAATATTTCATTTTCCCGATACCCATTAGTCCACCGCCTGCAACTCGACAAGATGCTTGGCGTGCAACTGGCTTAACATACTCAGGACACCCAGGTCATTCGCCTGTCCAATCTGGCCCTCGTCCTCATACCATCTTTGGAGCAAGAGCGCCGCCGCCAATTTCGCAAGAGGATCAACTGCGGTATACATTGCCGTAAGTGTTCCCCAGTCTTTTCCGGTGGCTGTCCTGATGTAGGCATCCACCCCCGGCGAAAGCAAACCGATCACTTTGTTCGGCATTTGATCTAAATCCGTATAGTTCAGTGCATCCATGGCCTCCGTAGCTGTTAAAATAGACACCTAATCCCCTCCGAAAATAAAAAAAGGCTGCAATAATGCTGCCCTTTAAAATTAGCTAGCCGCCATCGATAACTGCACAAAGGCTTCACTCAGTGCAGGCTTGGCATCGCAGAACATGGTGCCGCGATACATTCGGCTAGTGGAAAGAAATCCCGAACTGTCATCCGTTAAGATGGTTGGGTTTTGGGTAATGTTCATGTAGTAATAATCCAAGTTCCCGATGATAATGGTATTGTCGGGCATGTAGTAATCAACCACAATTTCCATGCCCAAAGGATTTGCAATGAGCCCGGTAATCGGATTCTGAGTAAACAGCGGCTGTGCCGTCGTGGTTTTGATGTTGAAGATTTGCGCTTCCATATTGCTGTTCATAATCCATACGGCACCCGTACGATAGAGTTTCAAGAGCGCTCTGGCGTTAACTAGATCGGTATAACCTACCGTAGCACCCGCCTCCCACGTTGCAAAGTTAGTAGCGCTCCAGGTAACACCCGGTATAATGCCTGTTGGCATGCCTGTGCCTGTCCCATTAATAATCGCGTTTTCAATGGCAACGCCAAGCTGGTCACTGATGGCCGAAACCACATAGGACTCAAAGGCATCGATGGACATTAACAATAACTGCCCTTTAATTGTGGCGAATTTTGAGAGCACATAAGAACTAAGCGAAACACCTAAGACGGTATCGTCCGATGCGCTGCCAGTCAGTAACCCGGAAGGAGCCGAGTCTGACCAAGCGGAAGCGACTTGAGGATTCGCAACAGGCAAGGTGACATTGGCGGGAATAAAGGTCTTTTTGATTCGACCAAACAGCGCTGAAACCTGAATCAGTCTTTTTACAATCAAATCATAGGTGACGGTCGGGACCACCGCACCGCCCGAACCAGCCACGATGGTCAAAGCCCGTGTTTCCGCATCGGTGAGTGTATTGCCTTTAAGGGATTTCAAAAAACCACTTCGGTATTCAGCTGTCGAAAACAGTGCTTGTCGCATTTCCGCTTTTTCTACATCGGTAGATGTGGGCATGTCGAGAACCTTATCAAAGCCACGTTTTTCTTGCTGGATCAAGCCGGTATACGTCCCCATTGGATTAAAGTCGCCTTGGGGCTGTTTTTGTTCGCCACGCTGTTCACTAGCCGGAGCAACTGGGTCGCCTTCAGGAATCCCTCCCGCAAGTTCGATACGTTGATTAATACTGCGTTCTTCAGTATCAAGAGCGGCTAACTCAGTTTGGATACTAGCCAGATCACATTCGGCATCAGATTGTAACAGACTTCTAATTTCTAATTTTCTTGTCCGGATCTCTAAAAGGCGCTTGTTCATGGTTATCACTCCATCTTTTATTTTTTTACATCACGCCAACACTGCTTGATCTGTCCAGGCAAGTCTATCCAGTCCCTACCGTTTCACATCTTTTCACCATCCTATCCAGGCCGGTCCAGTTGTTCCGAGTCCCTATCCAGTTGTCCCGAATTAAGGCATATAAAAAAACAGCCCTCCGGCTGGTTTTTATAAATAGGTTTTTAAAACTAATTGTTTCTTTCGCAGGACATCGTTCCCGCTCATTTGATCTTGCATATCGACTCCGTTTTGATGCGCTGGGCAATTTGTGCATAGGCAATTAGGTTTCAGGCATCCACAGGTGCAATCACTACATTCATCTATACAACATTTCACGCATGTACAAATAAAATCAGTCGGTGGTTTTCCAGTCATCGCACATGGATAGGGCGACATGGCGGTCCTGTTTGGGCAGAATTCACATTTGTCCGGCACCTTGTTATCGCTCGCAACGGATGCCATAGCATCTCGGGATTCCCCATCCGGATAGGTTGCTAAGATGAGAGATTGACGGAACCTTTCCTGTTCTGTCATTACACGGCGGCCTTCGAAGTAATCTTTCGCCAGCAACCCAGCCGTTCTCTTTGAGGTGGCTTCGGGAATGCCGATGCTAGTTTGATCAAAGGCCGGGAAATCGACTGCCGAAACATCCAATATCCTTGCAAAATTATTAATCGTTCGCAAATTGGTATCACTGTTGTAAGTATCTTCCTCAACGATAAAGCCGATGGACATTTTATCAATATCGCCCCGCCCGATAAGTTCATAAAGGTCGCGTCCCGCTGTCGTGTTGGCCAGGTTCGCTCGAATAGCAAGTCCCTTGGCATCCACAGTAAGTGTCAGCGTCTTGTTTCTGGTTCTCGCCATAATCATAACGGTATCGTCATGGTTATAACGAAAGGCAACATCTGACATGTCGGCATCGTCAAAAGCCCCGGTAGCCACCATTTCTGAGTACTGAACACCGCCATATTCATAAAGCACGGTAGGCTGATCAAAGATTGAGGCATAGCCTTCGACAATCATGTCTTGCTGTATATCTTCATCAACCAGCAGCGGCTTTCCGTCCGGGCCGACCAGTGGCGTCCCCTCTGCTCCCATCGCCACTTGTGCGATTCTAATTTCAGAAAAGCGTATTTCTTTTTTATGATCACTCTTCACTTGGTTGCTTCCCTCCCTGGGTTGCTACTGGATTCGCGCCAATCTTCGCGCGGGCCAGCTGATATTGATCGACAATATTCACGTTAATATAATTTAGCGAGGTGTAATACTCATCGCCGCCCTCAATGGGTTCCAGCCCAAATAACGCCCGTGCTTGGTTGTTGCTTAAGGCACCGCGATTTCCCAGCGTATCCATGATGGCTAATTTGTTTGCCACATCTGTCAGTTCCAGAGCCGACTGAAAAAAGGCAATCTCATTGCCGTGCGACTGTTCAAAGGGTGAAAACAAAATATTCGTAAAGGCTTGATTGAAAGCGGTCACAATTGTTTCGAGCGTCTTGTTATAAAACGCCGCATACTGCGAGTCGTTATAGGTTCCGTCGAGGATGGGCAAACTGACACCAAACCAGCGCAGGATTTTATTTTCGATAAATTTTAAAGTTTCAGCATCAATCGTTTGGCTCTTGAGGTCTACCGGCGTAAACTTGCCTTTGAAATCCATGGGAACCACTCCGGCCCCAGATTCAACCGCCGCCATAAAGGCCCTGCGCTCCGCTTCCTTTTTGGCATCGTCAAGAGTGGTGTTCAGTTCGAGGACCCCGCGAATGCCCTGGCTCAATTTAATGCCATTTGCCGTGCCGGACAAGATGGTATCATTAATGTTGATGACTTTCTGTAAAGACATATTGTCTGCCGTGCCAGTCAGCCCGCCACCCATGACATCGTTGATCGAAAATTTCTTTCGGATATGGATGACATCTTCATAAGGCAATATCGTTTGTACGCCACGGGGAAAAACAAACTTAACAAATAAAGCCCCCGAGGCATCTTGCAGCCACTCTAGCGTGAGCGGAGACAAAGGCCACAGTCCGGTATAGTTTCGGCTTTTGTTCCCCCGTGAGTCTATGACCAGTTCATAGGAAGGGTAGATAAAAACATTGCTATTGAGGTACAGAGTCCAAATGACTTTCTCGATAAAATCACGGGTGGTCATGAGCGGATTGGGTTTTCGCATCAGCAGCTGATTAATATCGACGCGCGAAGGTTTGAGTAGCTTGCCTGTACTTGGATCGCGCCGGATGTGCTTCGGCTGCAGCTTGGACATTTCAGTTGCTATACAGTCAACACAGGTCTGCACGATGTCACTGGCATAGATGTTGTGACCGTACTGGGAGTAAAAGGGAGCCTGTCCACTGAGCAATGCTAATTCGCTTAATCCTGGTGGCGCTTTTTTAAACAGTGCATCTAAGAGCAAGTGTCACATCTCCTTAACCTGCATGTTTCTTGGCAATCAGGACTGCCATAATTACAAAACAAAGCCCCAGCACAAGAAACCCGATAGGCACCGAGAAAAGGAACCCGCCAAGATCAATAAACACCATCCCGGCAATCAAACAAATTGCATCAAGCCAATCCTTTAAAATTTTCTGCATGGTTTTCTCCTTATTGATTTACGTAAGCTAGATATTCCGTTTTGTACATTTGGAATATGGCAAGACAGTTGACTAGTGTGGCCACACCATCAATTTTCTTTTCGGCATTGGACTTGCAAGGCATGATTCGGCCATACTTATCCGTTGCGATCGCAACATTACCAAGACACCACCGGTCAACCGGATTGTCTTGGTAGACGATGTGCTTGCTCCGAAGTTCTGCCCCCAGTAAATTAAAAGGGTTCGACAACGTAATGAACGTTTGTCGAACCGCCTCCATAGTGGGCTGATCTAAATCGTCAAAGATCTCAGCCATTTCCTTCACCCAAAATTTCGCCAGAGCATTATCATAGCCAATGCGATAAGGCCGGAAGTTGTATTTTTGGAACGTACGTAAAAACCATTGGGTGATCAACGAAAAATCGTTATCATTGCCCGGTGAAACGGTGATCAGTCCTTGCTGGACCCATTGACGGTAGTCTATGCCATCGTCCTTAATATCCAGTTTGGCTTCAGGAATAAAGTATTGCGTCAGCATATATTTCTTGGGATCGCCAGCACGCATAATCATGATCCGTGCATTGCACAAATCGGTTGTAAACGCTAAATCGGCGCCACCAATCACGTAGCACCCTCTAAAGTCTTCTGGATTAAACGTCGATTCATTACTATAAACATCAGGACTGAATGCGGCATTGGCATTGTTTTGCTTGATGTTAAAATCCTTGGAAAGCACGAACCCGCGCGTCTGCATATTGGTTTTTGCTTCGTCAACCATACCGCGCAGGAAGGAACGTTTTTTTATCGTCCCAAGACCGGGGTTGGACTTCACCCAGCTTTTCTCATCTTGCCAAACCTCGGCCTCGTTGTCTTGCGTATAGAGCCAAACCAACCAGCGCGGTCTTTCCAGTTCGCCTTCCAGCACTTGGCGGGCCTCTTTCAATCGCAAATCTAAATAGCCATCTTGAACAAATCCCTCGGTGGTTAGTTCGAAAAACAGCGGTTCTTCTTGAGTAGACAGCGACTGTCTAATTGGCATAATAGCCGTGTCGTCTTTCATTTCGTGGACTTCATCCGCCATGCCCACTGCAATATTCCGGCCTTCCTTCGCCCCGGTCTTAGCCGAAATCTTTCGGATGTTTCCTTTGTTCATGTAACTATATTTTCCCGTCTTTTTGGGCTTGCGAGGATTGCCGAAGAAGATTCCCTTGATGCTTTTTCTGGTCATCTTTTCCAGTGCGGGACTTTGCTCGCGCATGGCATTGATCGCTTGGAAGGCAAGATCGGCCTGTTCGTAATCGTTACTTGAGCAGAGAATTTTCGTTCCCATTCCACCACAAAAAAATTCAGCCAAACAAATGGCTGAAACTAAGGGGGTCTTGCCCGACTTGCGAGCTACAAGAAACATGATTTCTTGATATTTACGAACCGACTTCTCCAGTTCGGCATCAACAATTTTGAAAGAATAGATGGCTTCGATAAAGGCTTTCTGAAACAACATTAAGATAAAGGGCTTTCCGGCATGAGGCGCTTCGCTGTGACGGCATTGCGTTTCGATAAATTTAATCCGTCGGTGGGCATCTGCTGGCTGAAACTGTATATCTGGATCGTCAAAGTGTTCCAGCAGTAAGTCAAGTTGCTTCATCAGCTCGGAGCCAATGACGATTTCGCCAGACTTACATCTCTGTATATATTCAAGCAGATAGGATTGCGGAATTTTCTCTTCGGGCTGGGCCAGACTACATCGCCCTCCTTAAAATCAAGATTGCGAATTTTTAGAACGAGGAATATATTGATCCGATTTCCGCCATAAAAAAAGAAGCCCTTATGGCTTCCTGTGTTGTCATTCGTCTAATTTTTCCTGTTATTAGGTCCTCGGGTCACCACTGCTTGAGTACCAACCCGCCGCTTTTGGGGGCTATCAAATACTGCTGGCCTTCTATAACTAAATACTTTTCATTTACTATTATCATGCTGCCGTTTATATTCTGTAACGCCAGTTCGCGATATACGGCAATAAGTGCGTCCTGTTTCCTGCTGGGGGAATATTGTTTTAATATCTCATTGGCAATTCTTTCAGGGTTACCAAGATCTGCATTGGCTGCCTGCCCCTCTGTTTCGGGTTCATTGGCAAAGTGCATCCGGTTCACCTCCTGCACTTTGCTGTTAAAGCTATCCGGCCCGCTTCGATTTCCTCCTTGATCTCGCTGGCGTTATACATTACAATATCGATATCCCGAATGTCTTCAGTGGCTAGGACCCAATCGCCATTCCATACATCTTCCCACCGTCCAATTCAATGTTTCCATTTTATCCTGCTAAATTTAGTGTTAATAGCCCGCTTCTAAACGAGTCATGACCGAGGCGAACAAAATCCATCACTGGGACGGCAGAATCCCGGTCCGCAATAACCATAGAGCGGAGGGCAAATGACCAGCCCGCAATGCCCTACGTGCGGGGGGCAAGCTATTAGCGGTCCGCAAGGCTCCTGGCGTGGACGGCAAGGTTCCGGCGCACAAACCGGTCTTTTTATACTACGATCTGAGTCACTCCATTCTATGATTTCAGGTTCTTCCCGATTATTCCATACGTCTTTTGACATATACCCACCTCCGGAAAGGGTTCACTGCTATATAATATGCCTGTGGAATTAACCAGTTACAGCGGCCACATTTTAAGTAAGGAGGCTATCCATGAAAGCAACCATCTATAAAGACATTTTCCTGAAGCGAGCCCTTCCCATCATGGAATTTGATCGAATCTCCATTGCCGCCTATGCCGGAATACTCTCCGTGGCCAGCTTTGGTAACGCGGAGAATTTTCGTATACCGGCATATATCGTAGAACCTGGTCAGGCCTACCTTACTGCCGAGGAGTGGCGTAATCTCGTCACGAAGGTACAGCTTACTCCAGACCAAACGGTAGACATCAAGCTTTGAATTTGGCATTTAAAATCTATGGGTTGCTACAAAAAGGAAAGCCGATTTGGCTTCCCTTTTTGTAGCGCTTATTTTTTTAGCGTAAGCCAGCCTTCTTCTAACCCTTCCTCAATCTCATCCTCTGTGTAAATAAGAACCTCGATATCTCCATCATCCTGGGGTATCAGTACATAGCTTTCGTTTACTACATATAATTTGCCAGCTAGCATGTAGAGTTCGTCATATACTTCAAAAATGGTTCCTTTGGCGTACTTCATCTTATACCCTCCGACTTTTATAAAAACTTTCCCGTAGCCGCTCCGTACGAATTTTGTGTATCAAGAGAACGTCTTCTTCTGTCACCTGCCTGGGCAGCACAAATATATTTAATTTTTGAAGTTCTTTAGAGATAAATTTGCGACGGTACCCAAGAATCATTTTCCTTCTCCCCATCCTGTTCTTTTGTCAGTGTCATGATAGCTCTGCAAACACAGGAAAATAAGGAATATCTTCATTTTTTATCCGTCTTCTCGCTAATTCTCCAGTTTACTTGCAAAACCTGCGGCGATCAGTCCATCCAATAATTGACGGCTTTTTTCTTCAACCGTCCGCTTACCAACATCGATGCCAATGCCAGTAAACCGGAACACGTTAGCCGCTACATACGTGATATATGCCTCCACATGAACCAGTGTATCCCGGTGAAAGCATTCGCCCCACATTTCGCCGACAACCGCCTCGGGCGAACCTTCATATTCTTTGTCGTTCATCCATACTCGCACTTTTATCACCACATCCTAAAATATCGTTTAATCTTATACCGCGGTTCTTCCTCCGGAAAAGCCGCTGCTTTTACCGCCTGGTCAAGAGTACCGATATCAAAACAGGCTTGGCGATAGCCTTGCCGGATAACGTTGTAGTACCTGCCGCCCGGTGTGCCAAACATCAGGCCTTCATTCATCACATACACCATTGCCTTTACCTGGTTTCCCCTACAGGTCACGGTCACAGTTTCCTTGTGGTAGAGATGAGGGAATCCTTCATACCGATCCAGCGCCGCTTCATCTGCCGGTCGAAGCTCCCACAATAATCCCGGTACTACGCCAGCTGCGTCCGGCTCAATGTTTGCCACCGCGCCGCCGTCCATCCCCCGGAAAGTCAGTTTATATCCCTTTAGCTTCACTGACCCCAGCGCCCATGCAGTCGCACAGCGGCGCGTCATCTGCCCCAAATTTAAGTTGCTGCCGTAGGCCAAATAGATCGTCTTCATCATCATTTCTCCTTAATCGGGGCGGCGGAAAAATCCGCCCCGCCTTTTTCTTACGCCGCGTATCTCCAGGCGCTGTTGCCGTCCAGCTTGGCCAAAAGGTGCAGCCTGGCAGTCTTGAACTCGTCACCGATCAGGCCCAATCTCAGCAGCCAAGTTCTAAAGGTGAACTTTTCGTTGGTGCTTGTCGTTTTCCTGGCCGATGCGCTCTTTTGCACAATCGCCTGGTGGCTGACTGCCAGGCAAAATTGAATATATGCCTTAATTTTTCCGGCATGAAGATCGCAAGGGGTGTTAAAAAGCCTGAATTCCACGGTCCCTTTCGAGAATACCGAGTGGAGATTCAGGCCATGATATCGGCTCGTATGATAATGCTGGCTGCTTCCGTCGCCGCCGTAAGGTTTGTACCACAGTGTTTTTAATTCTTGCAGCGTCTGAGGTTTAATGCGATTGATTTCTTCTACCAAGCTGCTGTTCGCCTTCCGGCAATACAATGACATCCGACTAGCGTGAACCTCAAGGGCTTTATAGACTAGGTCCTCTTTGCTCGCCATCAGGTTGACCAGGTTCCGCAGGGTTTTGGCGTTGTGATTGGCAGCATCCACGTGAATGTGAATCCCACAATTTCCTGAATTGGCGAAGGCCCCTGCCGCCCGAAGATTCCTGACCAGTTCCTGGATGGTTTCGATATCTTCGTACCGACATTTGGGCGAAACCACCTCGACTTGATAGGCGTCACCAACTGGTATGAGTACACCGTTTACTTTTTGCAAGGCTTTAATGCTGCCATCCCTAACAACCCGCCATGTGCGGCCCTGGTGATCAATTACCGTATATTCCCCGTAAATGCCACCTTCATACTCAGAACTTGTGCCAAAGTATGCCGCGATAGTTTTGGCGACTTCTTCCCTTTTCATCCCGGTGAGTTCAATTTCGATGCCGAAGTTTTGGCTTTTCATGCTGCTATTAACCTCCTGTTCTTTTGTCAGTGTCATGTTACCTCTTAAAGAACAGCATATCAAGTTAATTACGCCATTTTATCATCTTTTAATCAATTTTTATTCTTATTACGCCTGATTACTGCTTTATACACCTGTTCTTGCGTTTTAAAGGCTACATTACCTTCCAGTCGGTCAAGAAATAGTTTCCGACTGACGCGATACGCCTCGCCTATGAAGTGAAGCCGGAGCAAGAAAACGCGAAAACTATATTTCTCATTAGCTGTTTCCGTCTCGCGCGGCGAGGAACGCTTCAGTTCCAGTGTCATTTTGTTTACGGCAAAGGCAAACTGGATATATGCCTGAAGGTCTTCTAGCTGCAGTGTCGCGGCAAAACAGCGGAAGGTTATGGATTCTCTAGTAATGCCGATACCTGGACAAGCTTCATTGCCAGTAGCTTCAAAGAAATCATCAATCGTTTTTATTTGGGCAAAGTTGATTGCCTTCACCATTGCTGGGGAAATAATTAATGGCGCTTGCCCCATTGATTTGAGTATCAACCTTTCCTTGCTTGCCAGAATATTTATCAGATTGCGCAGCGTCACACCATTATGTCCTTCTGTCGATAGTGTTACTAATGCTTTCCCTTGAGCGGCTAACCCATTTGCTTCGAGAACCTTCAATACCTCGAACCTTTTCACCAAGTCATCTTCCGCTGCACCTCCGATAAGCAGCGTACCGATTTTGTCAATACGCCATTCTCGGTCGTCACTTTCTTTGATCAAATACTCAAAACTTGGTGTTTTCTGATATTCTGCTTGTGTTCCGAAATGGCTAGCGATAAGACCGGCAACCACTTTTCTTTCTCGGCCTTCAACTTTCATTTGAATCCAAAAGCTGTTTTTATCCATGAATATGACCTCCTGTGTGTTTGTCATGTACAGTACGCCATAGCAAACACATGAAGTCAAGTTATAAAGAACCAGCGCCTAGTCTAGCTTGGCGCTGATTCTTATTAAGCGAATAATTGATTTTTCCCACCAGTTAGTTCTACTACTGTCTAACTATTCATCAATCAAACTATTGAGTGGCTCCATCACTTCGGAGCCACTCACGATTTCACCCGATTTGCACTTCTTTATATAGTTGAGCAGATATGATTCTGGAAACTCCGATCTATGTCAGGCCAACTTATTAGAATCACTCATACTCTGCCAAATCATCATCCTCTTCCACGATATTTTTGTTTAAGATTCCATACAGCCGATTGGTTAAGGTCGAATAGGAATCAGCCATACGGGCGTACTCTTTGACTGCGGGAACAGTTTTCTGGATTTCTGGGTAATCCGGATGCATCTTAATCGCTCCGGTGTGGCCTATCGCCCGCTCCAGTTCCCAGCAGAGCGTGTGTATATAGGCCGCTTTTTTTATCAGACCTTGTACGGCTTTCTGTGTATTTTCGGGTGTTACGTAGAATAACTCCGTCCACAAGGCTAACTCTGACTCATATTCCGCTTGTTTATCCATGCAATCACCTGCTTTTTGAATTTTGCCAAAACCTGAGCTTGATTTCAAAAAAATGGCCGTGCGTGAAAAGTTTGGGCATACACCGGTCTAGGTCAAAAAAAGAATTTAGGGGGTATGGGGGGGAGACAGAGGATGGTCTTTCCTATGACACTGCCATGCCTCACTCCCCTAGCTATATTTATCAAGCCATTTATCTATATAAGAAACATAAACGCTGCGAATCAGACTCCTTACCGGGTCACTATCCAAACGGCTAAGCGCTTCATCTTTGGTGCATTCACACCAGATCAGCTCCGCCCCCAGCTCATCGGCAGTACGCTCACGCAGCTGTCGTTCAGGAAAGCCGCCAACCACCCATGCCGTATTCCACTTGCCATACCTTGTCTTCACTTGATCCAGCAAATTGTTGTAGACCATACGAACCGTCCCCAGCAATTGATCGGGTTTGTCATACGCTGGTAACAAGGTAACGGCTTCGTATAGCCTGTCCATATCAATAACGATGTCGTTCCTTTGTTTGTTTTCCAGAACATATGTCGTCTTACCACTACATGGCATCCCATAGATAAGGTAAACCCGTTTGTCCCCGAACTTGCTGAACCTTTTGTGGGCACGATCATGACAAGCACGGCTAAATATTTTTACGTTAAGCGGATTTAAACTAATATTCTTGTCAAAAACATTGTCTATCGTCAATTCAATCGGTGTGTGATGCAACATGACATCGCGTGGTGTGGGAATGCTTTTGCCACAGCCGCACTCACAGACTGGTCCACGTTCCGCTATGAGCATACGCCTGAACCTACACCAATCTAACGAACAATAAAAACTATGCAGTACAGCGTTTCTGCTCACAGTAACCCACCTAATACAATTTTTTAGACTCAATTTCTTTTCGCAGTTTTAGTTCTTCCTTCATAAGTTCCAACTTCGCTTCGTCAATCTTAATGCGATGCTCATCCATCGGATTCAATTCGAAATTTGTTTTACGACCCCACTTGGCAGGAGATTTTCTCTCTAACCGCCATGCGGCTGCTTGCCAGTTCAACTTCGCTGCAGTTCCGATGGTAAGCACATCTCTGATCTCTGATTCAGCTAAAGCCTTTTGTATTGCGTCAAGAAACTCTCTATGAATTCCTTTTGACGCATTGTTACCCCGTTTCATCCAATCGTATAATATTACCTTGGATATACCTGCATAAGCGGCTGCTGTTTCAACGTAATTTCCAGCACTAATCATTTCCACTATTTTCTTTTGTACTTCTGGAGTAAGTTTTGTAGGTCTACCCCCTGCCATAAGATCATCCCCCCGCTAATACGGCCTTGTTACCAGTCAGTTGTTCCCAGCGTTTCACGATAACATCACAGTAAACAGGATCAAGTTCTGCCATGTAACAAATACGACCAATTTGTTCTGCTGCCATCAGTGTTGATCCAGAACCACCAAACAAATCCAGTATAATATCGCCAACCTTGCTGGAATTCCCCATCGGATAAGAGACGAGAGGAATCGGCTTCATTGTTGGATGCAGTTCATTCCGAAATGGACGGTCAAACTTCCAAAGGGTTGTTTGCTTACGGTCTGAATTCCAATTGTGTGGACCAGTCGGTTTCCATCCGTACAATACAGGTTCATGCTGCCAATGATAATCTTGTCTGCCCATCACTAAAGTTTGTTTTGCCCAAATACAACATTGTGCCAGTTTAAAGCCAGCATCGATCATACCTTTGCGAAAATTCATCCCTTCGGAATCAGCATGAAAAATATAAATCCCAGCGCCATCTTTGCAGGAAGCAAAGGCCTGGGAATAAAAATCAAACAAAAACCTGTAGAAATTATCATTCGTCATCTTATCATTCATTATTTTGAGAACATCTTTGGTTCCTCCAGTATAGTCCACATTGTACGGTGGGTCAGTAATAACTAGGTCAGCCAGCTCTCCATTCATCAATCTTTCAACATCACTTTTAGCAGTAGCATCACCACAAATCAACCGATGATTTCCCAACAGCCAAATGTCTCCTAACTTAGTTATGGGTATGTCAATTTCTTTGACGGCACTTTCTGGATCGAAGTCATCCTCCTTGACGTCTTTTTCCTCGTCATTCAGCACTTCATTCATTAACCGCTCAATTTCTTCGTTGTCAAATCCGGTTATTTCAATATCAAGATCTGTCGCTTGAAGTTCACCAAGCAAATCTTGCAGTTTCGGCATATCCCAGTCGCCACCAGTTTTATTAAGAGCGAGATTGAGCGCCTTCTCTTGATCAAGCGATAAGTCGACCAGAGAAACTTCGACAGTTTCATGCCCCATCTCCCGAAGAATCTTAAGCCGTTGATGACCGCCAACTACAACATTTCCTTGCTTATTGACAATGATAGGGTCAATATAGCCAAATGCAAGTATGGATTTTTTGAGCTTATCATAGTCTTTATCGCCTGGTTTAAGGTCAATACGCGGATTATATGATGCAATATTTAGCCTTTCTATCGCTAGTTTGGCTATTTCCACTCTAAAACCCACCTTTTTATAAAATATAGTGATTCACTTTAAAATTCTCATTTGGATAGGAATGAGTGAAAAGAATATAGTCATTTAATAAGCCTACATTGTTTCGAGGTTACGGCCCCGTGTTTACGTTCAATCGCAGGTGCATTGTTGGCTTTCATCGCAGTGCGGCTGGTGATATATCCACTGCACCGCCCTTTACACCAGTCAACTCTATTTGCCGTACAAAATTCTGATCCATGGTTTAAACAGGCTAACTGGCTACAAGCTATAGTTGTCATGACGTTCCATCCTCTTTACTCCAAAATCTTGATTTGATGTAACAATCATGGCTGCAATATTTTCGCTGCTTGTTGCCATAGGAACTACATTGCTTACCACAATGGGCACAGGTGTACTGATAGATTGCGATAGCATTCTTACTGCGTTTATCCTGATTCTCATTCCACCAGGTATGCCTACAGACAGCAGAGCAGAACTTCTTTGTGCGGCCATAATTTTTTTGTTGAATTGAGTTCTCACACTGCAAACATAAACTGCATCCTTCTTTGATGACCTTAGCATTGACCTGCAGCGCTGCTGCTAGGCCATTTAGGTGATGTCGCTTGCAATAGCCTTTCACCATATCCACAGTAAGGAGTAGTTCTTTGGCTATTGTTTTATATCCCAGGCCTTGCATCCTGAGTGTATCTATTTCTTCTTTTTCAGCGGATGTCATGCTGTGCCCCTTTCTCGCTTTATGATAGCTGATTTTCTTGACATAAAAAAAAGCCCTCAGAGCTTATTGCTCCAAAGGCCTTGACATTTCAATTTGATATTTTATTTACTAATACTAGTATATCACTTTCCCTTCGTCATTTTCGTCAACTTTGTTTTCTTTTAGAAATTTATTATGTTTGCGCCGAGGCTGCTGTTCATCACTTGCACCAATACTGTAAGCAATCTGCTGCCAACTAAAGCCATTAACATACCTAAGACTTAGGATCATTCGAATTTCACTGTCCTCAATGTTCTGTATATAGCAATTCAGCCTATTGAGTTCATAAAAGCACTTCTTGAGGTTAATATCTAACAGACTTTTAAGATCTGCAATCTCTGCTACATATTTTCCCAGCTTATCCGATATGCCAGACGCTGTAGGCATACCTGTTATTTTTGCCGTACAAGAGTTTGCCAAACATTCTAGTTCAGAAAGTCTGCTTTGTAGCTGCCCTATCTCACGGTTCAAATAGTATAGCTGAGATAATTCATCTTTTGTCATGCAACATTTCCTTTCATCCTGACGCGAACAGCATGTAGTAAGGCTGCTTGGATGTCATTTTTCTTTGCTAAGGCCATCATGACTTGTTCATCAATGGTTCCTTTGCTGATGATGTGATGCACGACTACCGTCTCTTTTTGCCCTTGCCGCCAAAGTCTCGCATTGGCTTGTTGGTACAGTTCAAGGCTCCATGTAAGCGAAAACCAAATCACAGTACTGCCACCCGCTTGCAAGTTTAAGCCATGGCCCGCCGCCGCTGGATGGACTAGGGCAATGGGCGTTTCACCGTTGTTCCACTGGGTGATATCCGCCGAGGTCTTTAGCTCATTGGCTCGATAAGCTTTCAGTATCCGCTCTCGGTCATGCTGATAGCCATAAAAAATAAGGACTGGCTTTCCGTTCGCCGCTTCAATCAAATCTTCTAAAGCTTCGAGCTTCTTGCTATGAATTACCTTGACCACCTTGTTCTCGTCATAAACAGCGCCACTAGCCATTTGCAATAGCTTGTTGCTAAGTACTGCTGCATTGACAGCGTCAATATCCCCATCGGCAAAGGGCAAAAGCATTTCCTTTTCAAGTTGCTTGTATAAGGCTTTTTCCTTCTCAGATAGTTGTACTTCTATAATATTGTCGATACGCTCCGGCATCTGCAGATAATCACAAGCTTTCATGCTCATACAGATATCGGATATTTTTTCATATATAACAGCTTCAGCCTGTTCCTTGGGTTTATAGGTGAATACGATCTGCTGATTTCGTTTATCCGGCTCAAAGTATTCTCTACGGTAATTGCCAATAAACCTGCCAAGCCTTGCCCCTCTATCCAATAGATGGATTTGGCTCCATAAATCAATTAATCCATTGGGCGCGGGCGTACCAGTAAGTCCAACTACCCGCTTTAGCTTAAGTCTTATTTTTCTTAATGCCTTAAACCGCTTTGCCGCCGGAGACTTGAAACTAGATAACTCATCAATGATCAGCATATCAAATCCCCACGGATAGGCTTTTGTCAGCCACTCTACATTTTCGCGATTGATAATGTAAATATCGGCTCTCTTGTCTAAGGCAAGCCTGCGTTCTTTTTCCGAACCTAGCACTTTTGCTATTGTCAGATGCTTTAAGTGCTCCCATTTTTCACATTCCTTGCTCCAGGTGTCCTCGGCTACCCGAAGCGGAGCTACTACTAAGACCTTAGCCACTTCAAAATAATCGTATAGGAGAGCATCAATGGCTGTGAGTGCTATTACAGTTTTGCCAAGGCCCATTTCCAAGAACAATCCACAAGCAGGGTGCTCTAGGATAAATGCTTCGGCATAGTCTTGATATTTATGTGGTACATATCTCATCAAGCACCCTCTCTATTTCTTGAACGTTATCTAAGCAATACACTAAAAATCCGAATGCCTCTAATTGCTTTTTTCGCTTTATTTGTAGTGGTCGCAATGGCTTGCCAAGAACCTTTAACTCTACAAAAGCTAATTTCGTCTTTGGTAGCAGAAGCAATCGGTCAGGAACGCCTGACATCCCAGGTGAAACAAACTTAAGTGCTATCCCGCCACGGTTTTTTACTGCGGCAACAAGAGCTTTCTCGATTTGCTTCTCAAGCATCTTCAAAACTCAACATAAATTTCTCTCCTCTACGCTATTGCCATAGTGCAAAAATCCCTTACGCGCGCGTACAGGTGTATATACGTGTTGTTTACTATATATAAATAATATATATACTCTAATAGATATTTATGGTAATGAGGCAATGACAGTCTTTGAACCTTTGCGATTACTGACTTTGTTTCGTTGCCATCAGCGATTGCCTTTGACCCTTTTATGGCAATTGGCAAGAGATCATCTGCATTGCCATTTCTGCCTATTGCCATCGCCAATTAAGCCTCAGCAATCCGCACATACCCTCTCGCAACACCATAGGGTCTAAAGTCAAGCTTATCGTATTTGCCACCCTTATACTTTTCCCAGCCTTCCATGCTGGCCATAATGGAATGAAGCTCATTTCCATCATGCCGTTTAATATTGCTGGGATCTTTGCCAAAACACTCTATCCAGATTTCATTAACGCAAACTTTCATGCGTTTTTCCGTACCGTCTTCGGGTTTTAAAAATCCCCAGCCATTTATAAAGTCGACACGCTCTTTCCTAGACAGTTTCGTCCAGTTATTTGGCAGCAGCTTTTCTAGGTATTCACGCACCAAACCTTCTCTATCATCGATCTCCATGGCATCCCGCTGCTCTACTGCAGCAATTTCAGACAAGTTCTTATCAAGGAACAAAGGCTCCTTGGCTTTATACTTTACAAGGGCTTCGGCCCATATTTGGCAAACTTCTTCCTTTGTTAAAGCCCACGCTTTTTTACTACCCTCACCATTTACTTTCACTGGCCAAAAACGACGGTTGCCTGTGGTATCGCGCAAGTAGCCGCCTTCGGCATTTGTGGTACCAATAAATACACACTGCCTTGGATGCGGTGTCACTCGGCGGCCAAAACTGGCCCGGTAAATATCGTTTTGTCTGGATAAAAAACTACGCAAAGTCTCTACCTCTGCTTTACGAAGACCTGCAAGCTCGCCAATTTCAAATATCCAATAGCCTTGCAGCTTCTCAGCAGCTGTCTTATCCTGGGTGTCGGATAACTGTAAACTATCGCTGAACCACTCACCGCCAAGTTTGGCGATGAGCGTACTTTTACCAATGCCCTGCGGGCCATTCAACACGAGCATCGTGTCAAACTTACAGCCTGGCTCATAGACTCTCGCAATAGCAGCGCATAGAATCTTTCGAGTCACCGAACGAATATAAGCATTATCACTGGCACCCAAGTGGTCAATAAGCAGGGTATCTATACGCAGCATTCCATCCCACTTCGGTAACCTTCCCAGATATTCCCGAATCGGATGGTAAGAACGATCATCGGTTACCTTGGTCACCGCCACATCGTAATTTCTAGCCGTAAAGGTTCCATAGCTCCGGTCAATATAACTGATGAGCTGTGCATCATCAGCATCCCGCCACCATTTGTGTACGTTTACCCAAGGCACAGGGCCTTTAATTTCCATGCTGTCTCCTAACTGATTGAAAACAATATGCTGCAGTTGATGGTCATGCTCTAAGATAAGAATGAGGTTTTTTAGTGTGTTCAGTACTGTGCCTTTCTTGTCAATTTCAAGCAGCGTCTGCCAGTCATCTGCTTCTACATGAAACTCACTGTTTACTTGTACCTGTCGTTCCTGGGCCAGTTCCCGCCTCACGCCTTCATCTGCAGTGGCAAGCTCCTGCATTGCTTGGTACGAGGGAAGTTTTATCGGGGTGGTATCCTCATCGACCTTGCCATCTAGCTCACCGAATTTATGAAGGCGCACTACATCAAAAGCGTTGCAGAGCTTGCCGCAAGCCGGATCGGTGGCATGGTGAGAGAAAGCAAATTTATCTTCATAAATTAGTACACCGGCGGCGCTGTCGGCGGGAATGTAATCATACCGTCCAGGCATAGCGCTAGGTTTATAAACGTCGGGAATGAACTTTTCAATAGCCTCTTGCACACTATAGGCTTTGCAAAAGGCACCAATAACTCCGGCCTTCGCTAACGGATCGGCCTGTTTCGCAATAGTGCGTTTGACAACGGCAATCTGCCTAGAAGATACCGGCCAACTGGACGTGTCTCGCCAGTTCTTGTAAGTGGCCAAAATTTTATCAGGATCAAGAAATACGCCCTCTTGCTGTTCAAATATAAATTCACCGTCACAAGAAGTCGAAGCCCAGTACATCAGCCGGATTGGTTCATAGGTGGTGTCGTCAAACTGTTCCATGCCGATATCATAGGCGACCTTACGAGCCACTGCGGTATATTCATCGGCGGTCACGTTTCTGGCTAAAGGGATGATAAGCCTAAGTCGAGGCTTATCCGGCGTATGTTTGTGGGTGGAATAAACGCAGCAAGCAAAATCAAAGAACATACTGATTTGCTCCCAAATTCCTGGACCGGCATAATCCATATCCAATGTAAGCAAAGAACGAAACGCCACAAAACCGGTCTTACGTTTGCCGTCTTGAAGCTTTCCAGCTACAAAACCGCCCACATCTTTGACCTCGTCCTGTTTGGCCTTCGAAAGCTGACGGTATTCAACAACACTTTCCGAGGTGCGAATGGTCCCCTGGACCCGTTCGAGAAATTCTGACCAAGTCAGTTCTTGGTTCTTCCATAGCTTGTCCCTACGACTATTCGCAGTAGCAATTGTCAGCTTCAAAGGCTAACACCTCCGTGTTTGATATCATTTTTTTCGCCCTTGTAGCTCGTTGATTAGCCGAATTAAATACCACTCACATTTACACAAACTATCGACGCCGCCCTTGTGCTTATATCTCCACAGGTATTTCATGCAGTTGCCTTTTAAATAACTTTCAAACTCTGGCAAGGTCATACTTGCTTTTATTGCCTCAATACATTCAATATTGCCAGCTGTATAATGCTCTGGGTGGTTTATTTGATCCATTATTGACACCTCAATCCTTCCTGTAGTAGTCACATTCAAACCCATCGGCGTTCATTGGCAACCCCTCTGCCCAAAGTGGCACGACTGCCATCAATTCATATATCTCTTCCAGAGAACCATATCCAATCGGCGATTCTATGATTATTTCATCATGCACATGCATTACTATTTCGTATCCGGACTGAGTCACTAGGAGCATAGCTTCTGCCAACAGATCACGAGCAGTAGCCTGTACGATATTCTCCACGAGTTTCGGGCCATAGGTGTCAATCCGGCACCAGCGTTTGTTCTCGCCAATTCCCTCATAGGTAACGCCCTCACGACCAAACTTGTTGATTTCAATCCTTGGTTTGATATAAGCTAGTTTTCTGCTTGAGGGAAGGGTTATAAATAACACGCCGCTAGTGCATTCCAGCTTAACTCTACCAAGGGTTTGCGGCGTTTTATCTCTAACTGCCTTAAGCGCTGCCCTGTCGACATTCCACCAAAGCTTAGTGATGTTGGGATTGGCGGCGCGCCACGCAGTAACAAGCTGTTGTAATTCTTCTTCAGCTACTCCCATATCTAATGCGCCCATAGCCGTTAAAGCTCCAACGCTGCCACCGTACCCAAGAGCCAATTCTGAAATCTTTCCCTTTTGCCTGAGTGGTGAACCTTTCGTAATCTCTTTAATAGGCACTTTGAACATTTGACTTGCAGAGGCTTCATAGATTTTACCATGCGTTGCAAATACGTCCATTCGCCACTTTTCACCAGCTAGCCAAGCAATCACTCTGGCTTCAATCGCACTGAAGTCAGCTACCATAAATCTATGGCTCGGTTTCGGAATAAAAGCTGTACGAATAAGCTCTGATAGCAGATTGGGTACACTTTCAAAGAATAGTTCAAGTTCATCAAAGCGACCTTGCCTTAATAAATTTCTTGCAAGTGTTAAGTCTCTTTCATGATTCTGAGGTAAATTATGCACCTGTACTAAACGGCCTGAATTACCTGTAATCCATACCTTACCATTTCGTCTGACGATAAAATATCCAGTTGGAGTTTCAGCACAATAGACTCTTCCAGAAAAATTGATAATTTGAGGTTTTTCTCTGATTTCATTGCGACCTAGTGGAGTAAGCCAAATGTTAACTACGTACAAATCACTCCATTGTTCTTCCTTTCTCCTCTTTTTTATAATCGTTGCTGCACGCCCGGATAGATGGGAAAATGCTTGAATAATATCAGCATTTTGCTTGTTAATTGTAGAATACTGAATGGAATTAGGACCACACCTACAAGCATCCCACATTTCTAATTCATCAAAAACTACATCAGCCGATTCATCCAGAAGCCACATATTAAAATTCTTATCCCTAAATGCCCGAAGCCATAATGGCATCATTCTTGATTTGATGGAAATCACAGTAGATTTTTCTCTTTTCGCTACTGTAAAAACAATTCCAGCTTTCCGCAACAAGTTCTTACAACGTTCGATTTTTCTTTGTTTAGCAAAATGAAATCTTAAATCTCCATCGTGAGTGTAGTGTCCATCAGCTTGCGTCATAATTAAAATGCGTAATTCAGAATGCTCTAGACTAGAATTTGTCTGACGTCTTCCAGTAAAAGGAATAGTAAATCGTTTCATTGCTAAATTTTCAATCGTGTCAGTTTCCCATTTGCATTCTTTGCTCCAGTACGCCATACGATGCTCAGGTGTACTTAACTGGGAGCATCTCTGAGACTCAACCGAATACATCGCTCCAGTATAATCAAACGATACTGGAGTTGCTTTTTGAAATGATATATACTCTGTTGCCGATGTCCAGCAAGCAATGTCGCCGCCATACCACTCATCAAGCCTTTTCCAACCGTTTGAGGTTAGTACCTCATGATCCCCTGTAAGGCACCAGCGGCCAGTTCGGTTTGCTCCATAAAACTGCAATAGCCCTCGCACTCGGCCATCGGGACATACGGCACGTTCAATAGCTTCATATTTCTTGATGGAGGTTTTGGCCATTTGCAGCCTTAAATTCAGCAAGCGCTCTACTTCTCCATCCGCTTCCTTGGCAAGATCAGTCACAGCCTGCTTCGATAAACTATCGACTTTAACACCATTTTCAAATAACCATTCTTTCAATTGTGCTACTGAATTGGGATTAGCAATGCCAGTCAAGAGTTGCGCTTCGGCAAAGGTATCCTCCTTGTGAAGCCGATCGCAGCTAATGGCTTGCTTCACTAACCCCCTATCCACAAAAATTCCCCGGTCATTAATTTGCTGATCAAGGGTATAGAGCTCCTGCTCTTTTGCGCTGATGGGGTGGCTAATCAGCTTATCTCTTATCGCCCGTTCAACTTCGACATCTCGAATGCAGTAAGTCTTGAATAGTTGCCATTTTTCATTTGCATGAAATGGGAGATTTCGTGTACGCCCCTCATTAACCTGAGTTGCCTTACAGGGAATGCAGAAATATTTGATTAAATCCTTGCCCTCACGCATTTTCTGCTGTTCCAGGCCCAGCACTTGGGCAACGCCAGCCAGGGATAATGGTAATCCAAGCTGCGCCGCCTGCACCGCTGTACACTGCCAGCTAACAGGTGATAATGCTTGCTTTAAATATTTTGACAAACAAGTTCGCTCAAAGTTAGCATTAAACGCTGTTTTAATGATGCGATCATCTGATAAATCTTGCATCACACCTTCTGGTAGACACTCACCACATGCCAAGTCTACAATTTGTACCTCAGCATCATCATAAGCATAGGCAAATAGTAAAATTTCAAAATCAGGACTTGAGGTGTACGCATACACCCCAGCCTTGATCAGATCCACACTAGAAAAGGTCTCGATATCTATACCAAGCAATCTCATGCCAGAAAATCGTCATCTTCTGCCGTTGTAAAATCGTCCTCCGCTCTGCTGCGTCCGCTGAGTGGTTCGCCATCGACCAGCTTTTGCAAGTTTTGCAACCCACAGGCAATGCCCTTATTTCCGTTTTGATTAAAAGCATAAAATGTGATACTTGCTCTACCATAGCAACCGCTGTACAACTCACTCTGGTCAAGAATCGATTTAACATTTTTATCCACGACACCAGGTCTGTCCTTGCTATTGGCATTAACGAAATAGCAATTCTTATAGGCCTCGTCATCTGCTCTATCAACATCGCCATCACGAAGTGGCAGTTTTAAACTGGCAGGAACTTTGCCACCAAACTTTAAGGCACCGTCCTTCTTGGCCTGCTCGATTGCGACCTTGATAGCGGCGATGGTTTTCTTATCTGACTTGGGTATGATAAGGGATACGCTGTACTTCTCATCGCCACCATTAATAGATTTTGGTTCCCATATGTTTGCATAACTGAATCTGACCTTACCAGTTACTACTTTTGTTGTATTATTTTCCATGTTAAATTTTCTCCTCAAAATCCGCTATGGCGGTATTGTTTATTGTGATCGCTTGTCTTTTATCAGAAAGTAAAACGAGAGATGGTTTGCCTGCTGGTTTTTCTACTAGATTAGAGAGCAGCGCCTTACACTGCTTTTTACCAAGCAGTTTTTCCATGTCAGTAATGCCAATGAGAGATTGTTTGTAAATAGCGGTATAACCTGCAGCAGTTACAGCTTCAATAACTGCTTTTTCACTGGTGTACTTCCTGTTGCTTCGACCCTCGACTAACTTGAAGCCTGGCCATGTTTTGCCCTCTCGAATTGCTAAATCAGTGGCATAGGCATATAAATCACTTGCCCATGTAGAAAGTCGGTCTGCAATTGCTAATACCTCCGTGATCTCTTCATCCGTCAGCAAAGCTGGCAACTTAAAATCATGTTTGGCAAGTTCCAGATGACTTTCGGCTCTGGCCCGGCAGAGCTGTCTTGCTCTGCAAAAACGGCAGTGCGCCCCCGATAGAAATTCACCTTCGCCGTTAATGGCCAACTGCGCCTTGGGACGAAGTTCTATTTCCGCCCAGATGATGAGCTCGTCCACTGGCACTTCATACGTTGAAATACTTTCAAGACGCGGCTGGCAGATGGTCATTCGCACTGTTTGAATATCATAGAGATTGTCGAACAAGGCTAAGCCCCCCAGCGCATAGAGCTTCATCTGCGAATTGTCTTCAGCTGATACTGCAACACCCTTGCCATATTTAAGATCAACAACATCTAAGGTTTGATCAGCCACAATCACTAAATCGCCAGTGCCAAACCCGCCTTCTGCATAACAAGAGTAATCTAGCTTTTGTTCGATTAAGATCATTGAATCTTTACAGTTTGCACGGACCTCAGCAATGCGTTCATTGGCAAAATCGACGTAAATGTCTGTGTAGTGTTCCAGTTCATCATTATCGAACTCACTGACAGGGCGCTGTGATTTTTGGCCTAATAATAACCTCAGCTTATGTTCAGCTAATCCATGGGCCGCAGTCCCTTCCGCAGCAAAAATGCTAGTTGTATTTTCGAAGGTCTCTTCTAGCCTGGCCGAAGGAGTGCAATTCAGCCAGCGGTGTGAACTTGAAGCAGATAAGAGTGCATGTTTTGCCATTAAAGTACCTCGGCTTCTTTGAGCAGTTCTGCATAATAGGTTGGATCAATCGCGGTTAGCTTCTGGGCTCCAAACTTGGTAATGAGAGCTTTGACTTCTGGCTGTTTGCCTGACTGAGATTTTTCAGCAAGCACGGCGCGTATCTGTTCGATGGTGAGTGGTACTACTTTAGAGGGTTCTGCCTGTAACTTTTCAGTTTCCGACTTATATTCTGCTACGACCGCAGGTCCTTGTGGA